GGACTCTGATAGGTTATCTTTATTGTCTCTGTAGTCTGTATGTATATAAGTTACATCATTTAAGCTCATATTAGAGCCTCCTAAGACATTTTCTGATTGAAACCAACGTTTATATATCCAATGCTCTTTAGTTGTCGGATTCATCACTAAAATAACTCTGTTCTGTTTGAGTTGTGAACGTATAGAGAAGTCTATTTTATCAAATGTTTCTTCATCAACTAATTCTTCTGCTTCATCTACTACAAATGTTGTAATACCGTTTAATGATTTAAGTGCTGCTGTTTGGTTACCTGATGAGGTTCTAATACCTTTAAATATTATAGAACTACCTGTCTTTAGATTCATTATCTCATCTTTAGTTATCCTAAAGTCTTCGTGAACTCCCATTAGGTTAATCTTCTCTATAAATTCAGGTATAATAGATGTATGTGCAGATATCATTGTATAACGTGAGAACAAAACCTTATGACCTTTCTCATAGGTTAAGTTAAGTAGAAATACGTTGATACTAAATGACTTACCAGAACCACGACCTCCAGTTACAACAAAGTATCTTGAAGGTTCTTTAAATAGTGGTATGTATTTATTGTGTATGCTTAATTTACTCATCTTTAGGTGTTACGTCTATAATCTTATCTTTAACTTTCTTACTTACATCACTATCCCCAAAGAAGTTTATAATAGGAGCTTTAACAGTTGTTCCTACATTATCTTTATCTTCTGAATACATCATATCAGTAAGTAGTTTCATATGATTGTAGCTACCTTCTTTAGCTTTCTTAGCCATAGATTCAAACATAGCAACTTCACTACCAAATACATTCTTGATAGCTTTCTTTGCATATTGTTTCTTACGACTTTTCTTTGCTTGGTTAATTGCTGGTTTATTAGACCTTTCTCTTTCAGGTATAGGTAACTTAGGTATAGATTTCTTCCTAGAGTTGCCCTTTCTGCCATCAGTAGGCTTTATTTCTTTTGAATTACTCATTTGGATATAAATAACTTTTTTTTATTTTATTTAACTCAATCTCTTTAATTCCCCACAAATTTTCTTCACACAACATCTCAAGAGCTTCAGTTTTCTCACTAAAAACACCAATCAACTCAAATGAGGAATGTCTGTGTCCACCACCACCATTGTCTATCAAATATAGTTTTTCTCCAATACTATAATCTGCAAATTGAACTTTTGATTTTAAGTTTCCTCTTGCACCACAATAATGGCACATAGAGTAATTATCCTTAACCATAATACATTCATTATTGTAGTTGCAAATATCTGTGCATCTAGTAGAATTATTTATTTCTTTACTATTCATAATAAGATAACTATTTTTATTTATTCTGTGTTAGTGATAATCTCCATTAGTAACTCATTAAACTTCTCATCTTTAATAGCTTGGTAGTTATTCATAGCTTTAAATATACCTGCGCAGGCTAGATACTGTTCTTCTTCTTCAGCTATTTCTAAATCCCATTGACATTCTTCTAATGTTAAAAGCTCTTGTTGTAAGTTATATTTGTATATATCGTAGAAAGCATCTATAACTTCTTTATCACTTTCTCCCTTGTATTCTGATGTTATCATTGCAGTCTGTTTTTAATGTTAATAATGCTTTACATTCGTTGTATTTCTCTTTAGATTCATCTCCATACACTTCTTTAAACAATGTATAGACTCTTCTAGTAGCTGAGAATGGTGTTTTAACGTCTTCTAAGAGCTTTCTAGCATAAACCTTTCCATATCCTTTACAGTACTTAATATTGTCTGCTGAATCGCCTACAATCATTTGTGTATAAAAGTTAATAGTAGCTTCTTCTTCTGATATCTTAGATAATGTTTTCTTTTTCCAATGATAATCATAAAACCAGCAAGGAAATTGTTTGTAGTCTTTATCTATTGATACTATTATAACAGAATCTACACCACTCTTATCAGATACTCTTTTCCATAATGTAGCTACAACATCATCTGTTTCTATTCCTAAACTATAGTGAGAACGATACTTCTTCTTGAC